AGTTCCCCAACCTCCCATTTGATCAGAGCAACAATAGCTTCTTTTATTTTATAGTAATGGCCACTCGTAACGGCATCTCGCTGCTCAATGGTCACTGGTTTTGTTGCTCTGGTCTCGGAACTATTGGCAGGCCATAGCAGGCGGTCATCTTTTTGTTGTGGCAAATTTGCCGGAACAGAAGGCCCCAGCTTATCGAATTCACTCCCGCCATAGGGCAGAGATTCAGCAGCCCGGATCTCGTTAATGGACATGAACCCAGCTTTCCGGGCAATTTCATAACTCTCATATCTCTGTTTGGTATCTGCCCGTAGCATCCCGGCGGCAAGGTGCTCAATAAAATAGCGGTTCTTTTCTGATTCAGTTAGCAAGGCCCGTTCCATAGCTTGCTCAATCCGGCTCAACCAGGGCGTCAAGGTGTGCACTAAGAACGATTTTGACATCTCCTGGACGTTGGCATATGTAGATCGGTCATGGTCCTGAAGCAGTGAAGGCGGTACTCTGAATATCCGGGCAATCTGAATCACGTCAAATTTTGCGGTCTCAATCATCTGTGAATCTTGTGGACTAATACCCACAGATTCCCAGGACAGGCCCCCGCTCATTATCGCTGTCTTATGTCTCTTGGCCTTGCCGGAAAATCCCTTCTCCCACATGGTAGTTAGCCGGTCATGGGCAGCTTGGTCAAGGTTGCCCGGCACGCTTAATAAACCCGAAGGACTTGCCCCGTTCTTAAAGAACTCAGCCGAATAATCGCTTGTTGACTTGGCAGCGCCCCAGGTATCACGCATTAGAGACAATGGCGAGTAACCCATAACACCATCAGAAGATAACCCTCTCAAATGCAGCATTACTTCCCCAGGATAAACAGTTTCGTCTCCGTCGGTCTGGTACTTATATACAAGCCTCTGGTTGATTACTTCCACTTGCACCCTGTCAGGATGTAAAGGCCACAAGGCTATTACTTCTCCCTGGTCTCGTTCTATGTAGCAATAGGCGTTGCCCCTCAATGCCATGTGCCCGACAAGCATTTCCCGCAGTTCAAAGGATGTCATGATAGGATTAGGCTCCCTGTGTAATATCTCATAAAGACTAAAATCTCTGGCCCGTTCCTTATCCCCGTTTGCCCGCCTCTGGTAGACAAGTAAAGGCAGGCTGGCTATTGATTCGCTTAACACTCTTACACAAGCAAACACGGCTGGTATTCCTAATATTTTACTGTCTGTCATACGCAATCCTGAACTTGTCTCACTGCCCAGGAAGGCGTCAAAGTTTGCCCAGTTACGGCGTCGTTTCCAAAATCTAAAATCCATATTATAACCTCTTATGAGGGAACAGGGAAGGAGGACCCCGTTCCCCCCAGGGTGGAAAGGTCGGTCAATCAAAACCTTTCCGTTGTTTAAGCTCTCTCAGGCATGGCCACTATCCAGGATAGGTCGTCACCATTATCTGGGCTATAAGCCGACCCCCATGTGCCCATTGAGTCTACCCGCGTCAAAATTCTGTAGCTCTGCTGGTCCGTCGTCCACATTGGGATCGGTGAGCGCTCGACCCTCATTTCTTTTCTAAGGCCGATTGCATATTGGCTCAAGTCCACGAAGAGGATGTCATTTGCATCGCCCAAAACAGGCAGGTGAGGCGTGAATAGCACCTCGCAGCCCAGCAAAGAAAACTTCCCATTTGAGGAAGTGTCAAACACGTTGACCCATGAGCCAGAAGTCCCTGTATTTACAACAAGTTGCGTCAACAAGGCAGGCAATACAGTTTCGTTGCAAAGCCATATCGCATTCTTACGTCCAGCCGGATACATTCTGGCATACATTTTACTAATCCCGGCGAAGTCGACCGAATCGGCAGACTGCCCAACCTCTTTCGTGATAGTCTGCATGGTGCTGTCATTAACCAAACCCAACGGCATTCCAACGCCTGTTCCAATCGTAAAGGCACTTTCAAGGCCATAGCCTATGGATACTTTTAAGGCTCTTTCAAGCTGTGCAGCGAAGGTAAGGCCATCGTCAAAAAGCTCTTGTGAGATGTCTGCGTATATTTGGCCTTTATTCGCGTTCAGCTCAATGGTTCTCAGTTTTCCAGTCTGCTTAGAGGCAGTTCCCAGCTCCGCAGTCCAGGCCATATCGAAACCGCCAAAGCACGCTCCGGAACTCATGGTGCCCCAATCCCAACCGCAAATCTTTCTACTGGAGCTTGTCATGGGCCAGATTTGCGCCCTGGGCCTTATAATCTCTTCCGTCAGGCTGTCATTCAGCCACTTAGCGGTTAATGGGCTTGGTATGCTGAACCCTCCCAAACTTGGTATCCCGCTTTCCATACTGGCTCTGAAGGCCCTTATTTCTTCCTCATTAACTTCAGGCTCCCCAAACATTCCGGCATAGGTCCTGTCATGGGCAGGCCCACCCTCGAAGGTAAGGGCGCTCATATCCCGGTCATTCCCGGTGTCGGGAACAAACTCCGGCTTAATGTCGCCCACCACTTCCAACATTTCCAGGCGTCTGTCATAGGTCTCAACGGAACCCTTTAAGCGGTCAAACTTTTCCTTGTCCTCAGAACTCAGGTCAGATTTTCCGGCAAGCTCAATCATTCCATCAGTACAAATTTTTCGTTCTTTTAATAGATCATTTTTATCCATTGTCATTCCTCCAAAATTAAGGTTTCGGCCAATACCGGCCATAGGATCAGCAGGCGCTCCAACGATCGAGACCTCGTAGGGCATCCAGCGTGTAGCGGTATATCCTGCTTTCGTTTTTTGCCTTTCAAGAATCTGATAACCCACACTCAGGGACCGGACGATTTTGTCTTGAATGTCCTGCCATAGTGCATCAGCATTTCTTGAAAATCTCAGTGTTGCTTTTAACTTCTGGTCCTCAATTCTCAGGTTTTCAGCAACCCCACAGGGCAGCCGGTTCCCGTCATGGTTCTGTAATACAGGCAATGGACTTCTCGACATATCCACAGACCCAGGGCCATGACTCAGGGTCTCCAAACCATCGAATCTCTTGACCCCGAATTCCGTACTTAAAACAGCCTCAGCGGTCCTCGTATCTGCCCGAATCTCAGTGATTTTGAACTTTCTTGTTTCCATTTTTTCCCCTTTCTTTTAAAATTCGCCTTTGCGTGTTCATGTACCCCCCCATAAAAAAGCGCACCAAGAGACAAGCAGCTCTCCCGTGCGCTTTAATTTCAAGACCGTGTGGCCTTTCTTGTTTTACCCCTACCCTACCCCTTAGTTTTTCATTGCCGTCGATTCTCGTGGCGCTGACACTGTTCCCTTAACGGTTCTACAGCCACATAAGAGACGGTTCACTATTTTCTTGTCTATTCCGGATGGTAGCATCCAGCGCCATAACCAAAGCAGCGCACAAATCTATTTTTTCGGAACTCTTGCCTTTGCTGAACTTTTTATTCCCCGCGGCATCTTGTTCAATGACAAGGTTTGAAAAGTTCCACTTCAACACCGGGTTTTCCGGAAAACAAATTCCTCGTTCAAGAATCAGCTTTTCCAATTCCCGAACAGGGGCGCTTAATGAGGCAAACCCCTGCCCCATTTCTACAACATCAAGCCCCATTTCCTGCAAGTCGTGTATAATCTTTTGGCTGCCCCAACGGTCAAAGACAACCCCTTTTATGTCATAAATCTTGGCCAGTTCATCTATTTTGGCAAGGATAGGCGTATAGTTGATAACCCCCCCAGGTGTTGATTCGATAAACCCCTGCCTTTGCCATAAACTGTAAGGCTGCCTGTCCTTTTTTGTCCTTTCCTCGATGCTATCGGAAGGACACCACGAAAAAGGCACCACAAAATAGGGCTCACCCTCTAATGGCTCGAAGCATAAAACAAACCCCGACAAATCCTTAACAGAGGCCAAATCCAGCCCCGCCCAGCATGGTCTCCCTGTAAGGTCCGGCAATTCGCCTACACAGGCATTATAAGCCTCTGTGCTAACAAATTTATTGGATGTTTCAACCCTCTGATTCAAGTACAGGTTCCGAAACACTGCCTCCATTTGAGGCATCTTCTGTGCTTTCTTCGCAAATTCCC